TGGCATATTTACAAAGCAACATACCTCACTTCAAGTGTTGGGTTAGAAGAGAATATACACACAATCATCAAAAGTATCATGGTGAGTTTTTACACGCTATGGCAATAGCTGTAACGTGTATGCCAAATAGATGTCTTAGTTTTCAGATTATATTTACAGGATGTGAGTCAGATGATACTGACGATCCAAATGTGCATGGTGGAGCTATGTGGGCTAGGATGCCAATTACAGCATTAGTAGCAGATACTCCAGTTGAAGATTGGGCTACGCCCATGCCTGTTCATTTCGCACAGCCGTGGGATTGTTCCTCCCGAACCCATGCTGTGTATGTTTTAGACAGGGCAACACCATGCCCTTGGATGGCAAAGATAGGAGGAGAGTTCTATCCTGCTAAATATTATTTTACTGTGGACTATACCGATAGTGAGATAGCTGATGATCCTGCACAACATAAACAAAGTCATGTTTTAGAGTTGTTAGATGCAGGGGAGTGGACGGGAAACATAGTGGCTCTACCAAACAACAGGGTAAGAGTTACGCATCCTGCTTGGTTTGAAACAGGTCAGGGTGCGCCTGACTTTCTGCCATCACAGCACATTCACTATTCAAAGTCAGATTTAGATTATGTCTTGGATGTTAACCAGATTTTTGATAATCTATACGCAGATAAAAAGAGCAGAAAATGAATTATACAGAATTAACAAATGCGATCAAGGAATATACAGATAACACCGAAACTACTTTTGTTAATAATATTCCTAACTTCGTCAGGCAAACGGAAGAAAGAATATACCGATCTATTCTTATCCCAGAACTCAGAAAGAACGTAACAACATCACTGACTACGAGTAATAGGTTCTTAGCAAAGCCAACAGATTTTTTAGCTGTATTCTCTATTGCTGTTGTAGACGGCAGTAGCAACTATTCGTTCTTACTACCAAAAGATGTAAACTTTATCAGAGAAGCGTATCCTGCTACAGCAACATCAGGTCTGCCTGTATACTACTCATTGTTTGATGGGGATAACTTTTTGATAGCTCCCACACCAGACTCTACATACACAGTGCAACTACACTATTACTATGATCCACCATCTATAGTTACATCATCCACCTCCTGGTTGGGAGACAACGCAGAGTCTACCCTTCTTTATGGTAGCTTAGTAGAAGCGGCTACGTTTATGAAAGGTGAGCCAGACATAGTTGGGTTTTATAAAACACGATATGATGAAGCACTAGAGGGATTGAAGCAGTTAGCTGATGGCAGAAACAAAAGAGATAGTTATAGAAACGGTGAACCAAGGATAATGTAATGTTAATGGAATTACCAAAAACACCTATAGTCAATATACACACAACAGAGAACAGAGGCTTTACTCCAGAAGAAATAGCCAAGAGATGTTCTGATAAAATAATAGAGGTAGGTGACAACGCATCGCCAGAAATTAGGGATCAAGCAATAGCGTTCAAGCAACGTTTAGAAAAAGTTATAGCGTTTTACATGAAAGAAGCTATAAAATCAGACAGAACAACTATTTACAACGCTATTAAAGATGCAGGTCAAGAACAGCTTGCAGAACACATAAGGAGACTATAATGGCTATATCACAGGCAATGTGTACGTCCTTTAAAAAAGAACTACTAGAGGGAAAGCACAACTTTCTAAATAGTGGAGGTAATACTTTTAAACTAGCCTTGTATACATCAAGTGCTAGTTTAGGTGCAGGAACTACAGCGTACACTACGAGTAATGAAGTATCAGGAACAAATTATACAGCAAAGGGTGGAACCTTAACAAGAGTAGACCCTAGCACATCAGGCACAACGGCTCTTACAGACTTCTCTGATCTTACTTTTAGTAATGTAACTCTAACAGCCAGAGGAGCATTAATATTTAATGAAGATACTACTGGTGATACATCTGTATGCGTTTTAGACTTTGGGGCAGATAAGTCTGCATCCTCTGGTGACTTTACCGTTGTATTTCCAACGGCTGACTCGAGTAATGCGATAATAAGGATAGCTTAATGGCATTTGTAATAGCAGATAGAGTTCGTGAAACGACAACGACAACAGGTACAGGGACGATCACTCTCGCAGGTGCAGTCACTAACTTTGAAACTTTTGCTGCTAATCTATCTAATTCTGATACCACCTATTATGCTATTGTTGATAATACCAATAGTGATTTTGAGGTTGGTGTAGGAACATTTACAGCCTCTGGTACAACACTAGCACGATCTGTTATAGCTAGTTCTAACAGTAACAATCTGGTAGATTTTGGTGCAGGAACTAAAGATGTGTTTATCACAGTGCCTGCAAGCAAGATTGTTGTGGAGGATGGCAGTAACAATGTTGCTATAGGGGGAACTGTAACAGCCACAGCTTTTAGTGGTAGTGGTGCAGGTCTTACAGGTGTTGACGTAGTGAACGATTCTACTCCTCAATTGGGAGGAGACTTAGATGCACAAAACAATGACATAGAAAATGTAGGAATAGTTGAAGCAAAGGCAGACGCAGGGATTTATGGAAGCTCATCATCTCCTGTAGAATTTACAGTTACTGTGGCAAGCAAAACATCTGCACATCCTTACAGTGGGGATGGTAGTGGTAACGCATATTTTATAAACGGTATAGAGTCACCTGCTATAACATTGCATGGGGTAGATTCTACAACATCAAACTCAGAGTATCACTACAGGTTCACTCTAAGTTCTAGCGATATGTCTAGTCATCCTTTTAGACTTTACTTGGATGCAGCAAAAACGACAGCATACACAACAGGGGTTACAACAACTAGCACATATCTACAAATAGCTGTAACTAAAGATACTCCCAAGATTTTGTACTACCAGTGTAGTAGTCATGGTTACATGGGTAATTATGCTATTGTTTTAGGGTCAACAAACTTTGCTGATGGAAACATCACGAATGTAGGTGACATATCTTTAGACTCTATAAGCCCAGACGCAACAGACATAAACGTAGCCGTGTCCGATAACTCAGCTACAGCTTTTACAATAAAACAAGGTTCAGATAACTATCTCGTTGTCGATACAGGGAACGGTGGTGAGTCTGTAGCAATAGGCACAGGTGTATCAGGAACTGCCATATCCATAGGACATACAACATCAGAGACAACAGTAAACGATAACCTTACAGTTACAGGTGATTTAACAGTTAGTGGCACAACTACAACTGTGGATACTACAAATACAACCATTAAGGATAGCTTATTAGAGCTAAACAGTGGAGCAACCTCAAACTCTAACGACTGTGGTATAGTTATCGAAAGAGGTTCAACTGGTGACAATGCTATATTAATGTGGGATGAGAGTGCTGATACATTTGTAGTGGGAACAACTACAGCCACTGGAGCATCTACAGGCAACCTAACCGTTACAGACGGAGCTTTACAGGCAGGATCACTAGACATATCTGGTGATGTAGATGTGGACGGAACGCTTGAAGCTGATGCCATGACATTAAATGGCACAACGATTACAACAACAGCAACGCTATCAACAGGCATATCAAATGGTAATGTTTTAGTTGCAACTAGCGGTGTCGTTGACAATGATTTTTTAAGAGTTGATGGAACAAGTGTTGAGGGTAGAAGTGCATCAGAAGTTGCAGATGATATAGGGGCAGCCACTAAAGGTTTTGCCACGGCAATGGCGATTGCGTTGTAAAGGAGGTTGAATGGCACAAGATTTTGAAAGAGCAGTAGCAAAAGACAGTAGTAGCGATATCAACATAGGAACAACGGCAAGAGCCGTTTTTGACTGTGACTCTGACGATGCAATAGTCGGTATAAGAATGGCAAATGTAATCACCTCCCAGATCACTGTGGACTGCTTTGTAAGAACGGCAGCAGCAGGGGGTAGTGATTTAGACGTATATCTAATAAAGAACGCACCCATACCATCTGGATCAAGTTTAGAGTTGATAGATGGGGGTAGTAAGATAGTCCTACAGAACGGAGATCAGTTATTTGTAAAATCAAACACTGATGCGTCTTTGAATTGTTATGTTAGTTTTGTGGACGCTATTAGTACATAGGAGGATTAATGCCACATATAGGTAATCAAGTTGGTTCTAGTTTTTCATCAAGACCTGCAACGCAGGAGTTCAACGGAAATAACTCTACAACGGTCTTTACGTTAAACCAGACTGTTACTCAAGAAGACATCATAGTTAGCGTTGACGGTGTAATACAGGAGAGTGTAGACGCATTTACAGTTCCTAATGGCACTGACCTTACGTTTACAGAGGCTCCGTCAACTGGCACAGGTAATATATTTGTTATTTATCTTGGTGCTACAGATGTAAGCACAACAATACCTGTACAGAACAAAGGCAACTTTAAGAATGGTGGTATGTTTAGAGTTAACTCACAGACTGTAGATGTAGACACAACGATAGAAGCAACAGAGAATGCCACAGCCACAGGACCTTTGACAGTATCTTCTGGCATAACCATCACAGTAAACTCTGGAGGTAATCTAGCAATCATATGAGCAACCTTCTAGTACAGAATATCAAGCATACGAATGGCACTACGGCTATGACTGTGGATAGTGCAGGTATTGTAGATGTGCCTGTAAATAATAATATTACCCAGTTCACTAAAAATGGAAATCAAGATACCTCTTCTGCATCAGCCGTTACCATGACGGGTTGGTCGCAAATGAATAGCCAATCAAACTTTGGTTTCCAACAAGTTGGTACAGCATGGACTGAGAGTAGTGGTTCTTTTAAAACAAGTAGGCTTGGCGTATATAGAGTTTATTTAGAGTGTCATATACAAACACTTACAAGCACAGGACCTAGATATATACAACTAGACATAACGTATACACCTAATGGTGGAAGCTTAGTTGGCGGTGACATCTATAGTAACACACCTTATACAGGCGATACTACTTATGATGTGCATACAAGATGTAAATATTACAATATTACTCATGTTGATGATGTAATACTTACGAGAATAGGTTCAGTTCAAAATATAAGAGTAAGAGGTGGAGGTGCTACTGAATTTGATACCACTCTTATGTTTGAATGGTTAGCACCACCAGTATAATAGGATAAACAATGAGTACATTAAGAGTAGACAGCATACGAGGACAGACAGCAGATGGCACGAATAGGTATGTGGTGCAGGTAGTCTTTGGAGCTTTAGATTCAGATGTTAATTACTCTTCTACAGCAGTGGCTGATATATTTTCTTTATCAATTACTCCTTCCTCAACGTCTAACAAAATTTTAATATTTGGAAGTATGGGTCACTATATTAACAATTCAAATGCTACAGATTCTGGTGACTATTTGATAAAAAGAGGGAGTACACAGGTTTTTGCTACAGATACTGATTTAGGTAGATTTGGTTATTTTAGAAGTGATGGTCATATAAAAACATGGAAGCCTATGATGACATTTCTTGATAGTCCTGCAACAACAAGCTCCATAACTTACAAATTAGTCCATGACCCTCACACCTATAATAGTGGAGGAACATTTGGAAAAGATGTAACAAGTTTAACCCTCATGGAGATTGCCCAATGAGTACACTATCCGTAGACACAATACAGGGTAAAACTACGGCTAATACTGTAGCTATGCCAAGTGGTTCTGTTATTCAAGTAGTCAATACATCAAGTTCTAATCAAATTTCAACAACATCAACATCTGATGTTGACACAGGAATTTCTATAAATATTACGCCTAAATTTAGCACAAGCAAATTATGGTGTTTGTTCTCATCCAGAATATACATCAGTCAACATTCTCAAGAATATTTTGTAAATATAAAAAATGGAAGTACAATTATTGGTGGAGGAGCTACTTTATTTAATGGGTCAAGTGGAGACAGAATTGCTGAAACGTGTAACATTCAAGGTTTTCATAGCCCAAATTCTACATCTCAACAAAATTATAAAATTACTCATAGAATAAGTGGAGCAACAGGGTATATGATGCCCAATTCACATCCTTTTGATACACCTTTAAACTTTGTTATATTAGAAATAGCACAATAGGAGAAAAAAATGACAACAATAGCACAAGCATTAACGAGTTTAGGAGTTACAGAGTGGGTTCTTAGAGGAGAGCCTACAAATGAAGAAGAGTTTAACCAGATGTTTCGTAAAGTTACAGGAGCAGACAGCAATGGTTCAGCTATCGAAAGTGCAGACCCAAAGGACTGGGGCGTAACATATGCACAGGTAGCAGGTGAAAAGACGTTACTGCAAAGCCGTGAGCCAATGCGATTGCTTCGTGTAGAACGAGA